TTAGCCATTACTTCTTACCAGCCCAACCATCGCCTTTGAAGTGTGTCGGTGTTGGCGTCCATACTCGCCACATCACAACGCCGCACTTGTCGCAAGTGACTTCTTTGGGCATATCGAATCCAAGTGCAACGTCCTTAATGGCTTCGCATTTATCGCACTTGAACTCATATATCGGCATCTATGAACCTTTCTAAGGTGGAATTGCCGTTCCAATAGCGCTCTTTAATACGCTCTTGCCCATCGGCTATTTTACAGATTCGGCATTTAGCTGCCTTCATCTTGTAATTGCCGCATTGGTCGCAGCGCGTTATCTCATCTTCCCGACTAATCACCCTGTCAATTGGATCAAACAAGCGCTGCTCGAAGCAATTCTGACACTCCATCAACCAGACCCAAGCATCAGGCTCAATTTCTGATTCATACTTGGTTATGTAGTGATGGGGTGTCACCTTCTTGCAAGGCCCACATTTGAACGGGTGCATTTCATTAATCACTTCTGAAACGCCCACTTGCCATCTGATCCGATTTTCATCCATTTAGCCGGACATTGACGAGACTTATCGCGCTCGGTGCAGACCCAGCCTCGATATTCCTTGCCCTCTTTGCTGCCTTGTTTCAGGATCATTGGGCCGTGATTGCAAATTGGAATCTCGTCAATTACTTCGGCTCCGAGTTCTTCCGCAATAGCGCTGACATCCCAGACAATCGGCTCAGGGTCGTTTGGTCTTTGCTCTTTGACGAATTCAGCAAGAGCTGGCTTTGTTGTTTGAATTGGCTTCTTAGGCGTTTGGTTAGGTTTAGCAAAGTACCCAGCGAGGTTAAGTGCGCGTCCCAAACTTCCAGTTTCCGCCAATTCGAGGGCGTATTGCTTCTGCTTTGATTCCGACGATAGACCAGTTGTCCAAGCCGCAGCGTCAGCCTCAGTCCGGTATAACTCAGTCTTAACAATATAGACATCGCAATTAGGAGTAAGCGATTCTTCCAAGACGTGCGTTTTAATCCGATAGTCCGGATAGGCATTTATGAACTCCTTTAAGCGATCCTGCACACTCACATAATCATCAAGATAGTTTGACATCTAATTGCTCCCTACCTGCGAAATCATCTATCGCAGCTTCTAGTTGTTCTTTTAATGACCAAAACGTTCCGTCTGGCCAGTTCTGTGCCTCATTGGCACAAGGTTGGCAGTAAAAGCGCACCTGCATCCGCCTCGTTGGCGTTTCAGATTGCACCTTCCATATCGCTGGCACTTGGGCTTTGTGATGCCAAGTCCCATCTTTCATTTGTCCCCAGCGCATCTTGCAATAGTCGCACCATTGATGCTGATTATGATTGCGAGTCAAGCTCAATGTCGTCCCAATCTTCTGGTGAACTGAATCGGCAAAAAGATAAGATAGTGGCGTATCCAATGAGATCGAGATACGAATCTTCGCGCTCTGGACTTTCCACCATTCTTGATAATTTTGTTGCGATAAAGACAAGCGCCACGTCAGATGGGTCTCTGAGCTGAACACCGAGTTGTCTCGCGATTTTGTAAATGCGTAAAAGATTGTGCCTCGGGTCGCCATATTCAAGCCCCCTGTCATCGAGGGTGTTACCAGCGTCCGAGAGCCAGTCACTTAACGATCTCTCTGACATTTATACTCGCCCGACCTCTCTTGTATCCATCATTAAAAGCTTTGGCTTTAATGCTTACATAAACTCGATAACCAAGCCATAATGTTGAGCAATAGATTGCAAAGAAAACGCCTTCATTGAACATCGGCGTTCACCCCATAACGATCAAGCCAATAAGCTGAGATTTCTTCTCTGCTCAGTCGCCCTCTTACTGATTTTCTACCTAGCGATTCGATTGCGTAGCGTCTGATTATTTGGCCCTTTACGTAATTCTTACCATCAGACCAAGCGCCAGAAGTAGAATCAAATCGAATTACTGCTGGATTATTTATCACTTACTCTCCCGTTCTGTAATCCTTAAATGGATTTACGGGATAAATGTATTTAATTAAATGGATTTATACAAGTAAGAGTTCGGAGTGTCGCAAGTCCAAGAATGCACAGAGTTTCTGAACCTTCTCGCCATTGGGGTAATCAGTCTTGGCTGGAAGGGCCTTTAATTGCCACTCAGGCTCGTTTATAGCCCCTAAATCGAACTGATAGACCCCTTGTGGGGTGGAGTTGATATAAAGCGTCCTAGCGCCCGTCCTAGCCCTTATTTCGGCTAGATATTCCCACTTCTTCTTTTCAATCAAGAGGGTGGGGTAATGGGTGCGGCGGCACTTCATCTCGATATAAGCATCGTTGGTAATGCCGTCGTGCCGGTCGGTCGGTGAGACTGGCGTTAAGTCTGGATAAACCGACTTTAGCGCCTCAAAGAGTTCCACCTCGCGAAGGTAAATTAGTCGTCCTCTTCCCAATCATCGAGCGGATTCTTTATGGGGTCGCTCGGATCAACAATCCAATCAGGATAAGAGCTTCTATCCATCGCAAAGGCCAGAGCTGTACCTTCGTCCATTCCGGCTTTACGGCAAGCGTCATAAACTTCTTTGGCAGCAATAGCCCAGAAATCCAGCTTAGTAAGGATTGGCTCCTTCGTCGTTTTGCGACGTTTTGCCACCTTCTTCGCTGGTTTCTTAGCGCGTTTTCTTGTTGCCACTTCTAGCCACCTTTGCTGAGAGGGCTAATTCTAACTGAGACTCCATCTTGTCGAGGCGCGACACAATGGGTAGATTCTCAAGTTTTATTATGTATCTCAGTCCGGCAATTAGTAAGCCGATTGATCCGAGAACGCTGGCGATAGTCGCGGCGAGGTCGGAGGCTGCCATTACTTGATTTTGCCGTAGCGCTCGTAATTGGGGTTGAGCCAGTTAATCACGGAAGGCAACACACTCACAAGTGCTGCATTGAGAATGTAATCGGGTTGAAGTCCGACTGAGAGGTATGTCGAAAGAGCCGTCGCGAGGAATGTTTTCGCCCAGCTTCCCGCCATCAGTTTCAATTCTGCCATTTTGTTTATCTCCTTCAAGGTCAAACCAGCTGCCGTCTTTGTCTCCCAAAGTTGTAAAGCTGACGTGGAAATGATGCCGGTGCGGATTTGGGCCGGTGTATTTGCGGCGCTTCCATCCGAGAATCGGACTCATAATTTTGCCATCATAAATAATATATTTTATCCGCTTGTCGCCTCGCTTGGCGCATTTGCGAATCTTCTCAACTAGCGCGTGAGCTTCTTCCGGATGAGTTCCCAAGTCGCTTGTAATATCGAGCGCGCGAACGATTCCGTTTTCATCAGGGTTGTGATCCGACTTACGAGCCGAATGTCTGGTGTCTCCAATCCACCCGTCGCTCTTGCGCGATCTTTCCATATAAAGGTCATCTATCTGCTCCCTTAATTGCTGACCGGCTTTGCATAATTTAGGCATCTAATAAATCCTTTTGAGGAACAATCCATTTACAAGATTCTTCATCAAATCCAATCGCATTATCTGGTTTTGGCGCAATAAAAGCATCTCTATTTTGGTCGTAAGTAAAACCAATTCCAGCATAATTTTTACGAATTTTGCCATTGTATGAGGTTCTAACACATTTTTGATTTCTAAAATTAGAATACCAAGTTTCAGGGTTGATACCTTCAATTAATTCATTTTCATCAATGCCTACTATCACTTCAACAACGATGTTATCTTCATTTAAAAAAGCGTAGTGTGCCATTAGGACCAACTCACATTTCCAGTGCCAGCAGTAATCGTCGCTATGGTATTTGAACCACTTGTTGTTGTTGAACCCGTTAATCCAGCTCCAATTGTGATAGTTCCGGCACTGGTTGGGAATTTTATAATGATTACGCCAGAACCGCCATTACCAGAATTATTAGCGCCATTCCAACAAGATCCACCGCCAGCGCCTTTATTGGCTTCACCAGATGTGGCATTACCACCGCCGGATTCAGTTCCTCGACCGCCACCACCTAAACCACCATCAACGGCGTTCCAGCCAGATTCATTCTTTGAACCGTTTCCGCCGCCGCCATAATAAATATTTGTTCCAGTTATGGATTTTTGAACACCATCACCACCATAAGAACGGCCATCAGTTCCGCCATTTTCACCGGCACCACCACCGCCACCACCAGCTCTCGGCGAATCATCATAACCGCGTTCGCCATTACTTATTGTTCCGGTTGCGCCATTGTTATTATTATCAACACCAGTTCCGCCACCAGAGGCAAAAGTTCCAGCAGGTGCAACTTCGAAAGCAGTTGCTCCGCCGCCGCCACCGATTGCAGTTTGTGTAAATCCTGTTGATGATGTACCAGCCGTTCCCGGACTCGAATTAACCCAAGCGCCACCAGCGCCAATTGTCAGAGAATAATTTGTTGCTTTATTAACAACAGTTGAACCATCTAATACGCGACCAGCGCCACCGCCGCCGCCGGCAGCGTGTCCACCAC